CAAATAAAAATGTTGTATATAATGTTGATGGGTTGTTTGACTTCTCCGGTTTTGTAGGTGTATACAGCATCAATTCCGACGGAGTGAATATATACAGCTATGTCCAGGACGGCACAATTATTGGGGAACAGAAAAATTTGAAAGCTGAAATAGGCGGGCGCGTAAAGAACTTCACAAAAGAATTATCTTTTGATAACGAGATGGAAATTGCTCTTGATTCAGATACAACGGCAAGCGACCTTGTAGGCAGACTCGTTCTCGTTGAGAATGACAATGTTCAAAATGGTGCATATATGATTCAAAGTGCCGAAATGAAAAGCCCTCGGTTAGCTGTTGTAAGTGTAGGTGATGTTTCTTTCGTACGAGGATATGTTGATTCGGATAACGAAGCTCTTGGATATGAATACAATATTGAGAAAGGGCAGAAAGTTTCAATTCCTATGAGCTATGCGGTGAATAGCAGACCGATTATTGAACCGGTTAAGAGCATAACTACCTCAGCGGGAAGTTCGGTATCTGTAAAAATAAATGCTCGCGCAGCTGATGGCAGTTCCGTAACATTACGAGAAGTAAGACTTCCTAGAGGAGCAAGCTTTAATACAGAGTCCGGCGTGTTCACGTGGAAGCCGACTGCAAGCCAGATTGGAGATAGTTATGTCTCGATAAAGGCAATTGATTCATTGGGAAGAGAAAGCTCTGTTCAATTTACCGTTACGGTATACGGATCAACAACAGGAGGCGTGTCCGGCGGTGGAGAAAGTTCTTCCGGCTCAGACTCCGGAACAGGTGAGTCGGGAAGCTCATCTGGCGGCGGAGAAACTACAACTCCTGCAGATAGCACAGAACCGAAAGAAGATACAACTTCGACAGAATCAGAAAAGACGGGAGTTGACGACGCATCAAAGGTTAGATTCGTCGACCTTGGAAACCACTTGTGGGCGACAGATGCAATTAATGCACTTGCGGAAGAAGGGATAGTTCGCGGAACAAGTGCAAACACATTCTCACCGGAAGCTAATATAACAAGAGCTGATTTTGCACTGCTTTTGGTTCGTGCATTCGGGCTGCAATCACAAAACACAGAAAACTTTGCAGATGTTTCGGCTTCTGATTATTTTGCATCTGAGCTTGCAATAGCAAGAAACTGCGGTATTGTAAACGGAGCAGGAGAGAATAAGTACGCTCCCAGAAATACGATAACACGCCAGGATATGATGCTTATTGTATACCGTGCGCTTACAAAACTCAACATAAAGATTGAGAGAAGTGATGCGCTTGAAGCGGATACGTATGTAGACTACTCTGAAGTTTCTGAATATGCGAAGGAAGCAGTAACGGCGCTTGTAAATGCCGGTCTTGTAAACGGAAAAAACGGCAAAGTCGCACCAAAGGACTACACAACAAGGGCAGAAGTTTCTGTTTTACTCAAGAGAATTCTTGATTATATAAAATAACGGCCATATGCAAAAAAGAGGTTGAGGTCTGAAAACAACCTCTTTTTTGCAATTAAAGTGAGGAATAAAAAGATGATTAAAGTTGGACTTATTGGATGCGGAAAAATAAGCGAAAGACATATAAGTGCTTTTTCTAAGATAAAAGAGGCGAAAATTACTGCAGTATGTGATATTTCTTCTGAAAAAGTTGCTTGTGCAGCAGAATTAACGGGTGCACAAAAATATTCTGATTATATTGATATGATTGATAATGCAGAGTTGGATTTGGCAGTTGTTAACCTTCCGCACAGCCTCCACAAGCCGTGTGTGTGCGAATGTGCGCGGAGAGGTTTGGATGTCTTTCTTGAAAAGCCTATGGGGATTTCAGTGAAGGATTGTGACGAAATGATTGCTGCATGCAAAGATGCGGGAATTATGTTGTGGGTAGGGCATGGACAAAGCTTTGAGCCTGTAAACATAAGAGCCAAAGAAATTGTGGAATCAGGAGAACTCGGAAAACTTATATCCGTGACAGAGACAAGGAATACTATTTATTTTACGGAAGATAGACCGCGTTGGTTTCTTGATAAAAACATGAGCGGTGGCGGAATAATGGTCAATTTGGGTGCTCACACGCTTGACCGGATTAAATTCTTTGCAGGCGGAGATATACAGTATGCCTTCGGTGGAATACATATACCTCAAGGAATGACAGTTGAAAATAATGTACAGGCTTTTGTGAAAACGACTACGGGAGTTACCGGAGTTATCAATCTTGTAGGTCACACAGCGGCATATCAATATTTAACTGTTTTATATCTCAGCGAAGGTGAGATACGGATACATGATGACGATACAATTGAGGTATGCGGCTGTGATGGTGAATTTAAGACTGTTGATTGCAGTTGCGGACTTTCGGAGATGGATTTGCAGATGAAATGCCTCGTAAAAACAATCCTGGCCGGAAGTAAACCGCAAATCAGTGGCGATTATGGTAAAGATATAATCAGAGCCATAGAAAATATATACGATACAGAAGCGATTTTCGCTTCAAAAGTTTGATTTTGGTGATTGTATATGGTTATAGTCTTTTCTCAGGTAGCGATACTATTTGTCTTCATTATTGCGGGATATGCGTTAGGGAAAACGAAACGTGCAGACAGCAAAAATGTTGGTTTACTTTCAGCACTTGAAGTGTATGTTTTTTTACCGTGCTCAGTGTTCAAAACATTTTCTTCAAATTTTAATATTGAATATTTGACAGAGAAATACAGTTACATTCTTATTTCTTTTTGTGTGTTGGCATTGGTTTGGATTATAGCGATAGTTATTTCTCCTCTTCTTTCGGATAACAAGTATTTACAGAACAATTACAAGTATTCGCTCGTTGCACCAAATTATGGATATATGGGATATGCTCTGGCGGAAGGTGTGCTTGGAAGTGCAGGAGCATTGAATATGATGATGTTTGCAATACCTGTTATGCTTTATACCAATATCATAGGCTATTCAATTCTTACAAAAAGAAAACTATCACTGACAAAAATGTTAAATCCTATGGTGATAGCTATAATAATAGGAAGTGTCGTAGGAATAACAAATATAAATGTGGGCGGAATTGCAAAGACGGTTCTTGACAAGTCCGCTGCTTGCATGGCTCCGGTAAGTATGATATTGACAGGGATAGCTATATCTGAATTTAAAATAGTCAAATTTTTTACAAATACCAAGCTTTATATTGTTTCAGGTTTGAGACTGTTGGTTTTTCCTCTTGTGATAGGCGGAGTTCTTTGGTTAGTTTTCGGGAAAGATGTTGCAGCAACGGCATTGTTTGTTCACGCTATGCCATGTGGATTGAATACTATTGTATATCCTAAATTGGTGGGAGAAGATTGTTCGATCGGAGCGGGACTCGCTGTGGTTTCGAATATATTTGCCTGCGTTACAATACCAATATGCCTTGGCTTGTTTTTGTGAAAAGAAACAACTGAATGTGCTTATCTGTACGTTTACATCAAAAAAATTACATTGCACGCTCTAATGTTGTAAAATTGTATCTTTTGTGTGAAATAGTATGAAATGCCTGTTACACATTGCCTTTTGCGAGTAAATAATGTGTAATCAATAATAAAAATTGTTGTGTGAAAGGAAAATAATATGAGTTATTTAAATTATATGTGCATAACTCCGGAGCTTAAAAAAAACGGAGCTTCGGTTGTTCTGCATACGGAAAAAGAGGTTAAGAGCGTGAGCTGCAAAGTACTTGATGCTGATGGGGAATTTATTTCGGAGACGGACGTTTTACCGGAAAACAATAAGTTTTTTGTATCGGTTAAAAATCCCGTGCTATGGATGATTGAAAACCCGTATCTGTATACGCTCATGGCTGAGCTTACATATGAAGACGGAACTTGCGAAGCCGTGTCCGATACGTTTGGCATGAGAAGTCTCGGTGTTCGAGGTCGAGATATTCTGCTTAACGAAAAGCCGTTTTATATGCGCGCGGTTATCCGCGGAACGGTATGCCACGACCATGAAAACATCCTTGATCTTGACGAAGAGGAGTTTTATGCAAAGTTTATTCGTACGGCAAAGGAATACGGATTCAACACAATCCGTTTCCATTCACGAATACCGCCTAAGGCGTGCTTCCGTGCTGCAGACAGATTGGGAATGTTTATACATATAGAGCTTCGCACAAAGGATGAGGAATATAATAACCTTGAAGAGATGGTAAACGGTGTCGAGGTGTATGTCAGTGATGAAAAAATCTGCGAGACTGCATATAACCTTGCAAACCATCCGTCGTTTATGGTTTATTGCATAGGTAATGAGATAAAACACCCGGGTGTAAATCCGCGCGTACGCGAAATTGCGGCACTTATAAAGAAAATTGATCCGTCACGCCTTTTTATAGACACTTGTGCACATGGTGAATTTGACCGTGACTATGTGGAGTTCGACGTTCAGCACATGAGCTATTTCTATCCGTTTGGAAAGAATCACGATATGTTTGAGAACACTGACAACCTCTTGGTTTTCGGCTCATGTACGGGACTTCAGACTGTCATGGAAGAGGATGGCGGAAAGGTTACCCGCACAATTGTACCGGAACGTCCGATTGTTGCGCATGAGGTTTGCCATTATACGGCATTGCGGGATTACGATACTCTTGCAAAGAAGTATGAGGCTGCAGGCAAGCCTGCTCCATGGTGGCTTGCAGAGGAAAAGAAAATGATTGCTGCAAAAGGCCTTACGGAAGATTACGCAGAGCTTTTCCGCGCGAGTAAGGCATTTCAGCTTATGAGCTGGAAGCTCGCGCTTGAGGGAATCCGTCGCAGTCCGATTCTTCGTGGCTTCCATATGCTTCAGTTTGCTGATACGGACAGGTATGAGAACAGCAACGGAGTGGTGGATTGCTTTGACGAAAAATCCGGCGTTTCGGCAGAGCGTTTTCTGCGTTTTAACGGAGATACCGTTCTTCTTGCGGATATCCCTGTGCGCTCATTCTTTGAGGGAGAAAAGGTAACGGTGCCGATATCTGCCTCAAACTATTCTCAGGCAGAATACGGTAAGTGCAATTTCAGATATGAACTTATTGATACAGACAGCGGAGAGACGCTTGTTTCCGGAGGTCTTGACAATCTTGATATTGATAAGCGTGGATACTTTGAGCTTTGCAAAATTCATATAACCTTCCCGAAAACAGATAGGGCAAAGAATCTTCGAATCGTCGCCCGGCTTATTTCTGAAAAAAACGGCAGGGTTATTGAAAACGACTGGGATGTATGGTGTTTTGAGAACAAACCCGAAAAGCTCTCGCTTTCCGATTGCGCGTTCAATCTTGCAAGGATAAATGCACAGTCAAGATACCCCGGTATCGCACTTTGCCCGAAAAAGGGTGAAAAGCTTTATGTGACTGACGTGCTTGATGATACTGTGTTTGATGAGCTGTCAAATGGTGGAAATGTTCTTCTTTTCTACCGCTCACCGCTTACTCGCCACGTGAGAGACAGAGAGGCAAAGGCGGATAAATATACATTCAGGACAACTTGGGATCGCTTTAAGGGTGTTATCTGGGACAGAGGAACAAACTATGGTGGTGTTGTTCATAAGCCGGAAGCGATTGAAGGCTTCCCGCATAGGGGCATAAGTGATTTACAGTTTGCACGTCTTATTGATGATTCCGATAAGATAATTCTTGATAATTTCCCAATAAAGGTCACTCCAATTTTCAGGGAGACGGACAAAAGTAGCCGTGACCGCTTTGATGCATATGCAAGCTCGTTTAATCTTCCTGAGCTTCAGTATGACCGTACACTTCGCTTGTTCTCGCATATCTGCGAAATGAAGGTCGGATGTGGAAAGCTAATCATTACGGGACTCAACTTTACCGGTCTTGGAATCCAGCTTCCGGAGGTCTGCGGAATGTTTGAAGCGCTTATTAATTATGCAAAGAGTGATAAGTTCTGCCCGGAAGCGGAGATTGAGCTTGAAGCTCTGAGAGAACACCTTATGCACAACAGTATGCTCGGTCCCGTGCGTGAGCGTATGATGACGCAGTACTGGCAGCTTGATGCAGAGCCGGTTGAGAATGCACAGTATTGGAAAACTTCCCGTGCATACTGTGAAGAGGGCGACGGATTGGGACAAAAATTGAATTAAAAATACTCTTTGGCAATAGTTGGGGAAAAGAGTTAAAATGAAAAAGTGTAGGCAAGCAGTCGTCGTCAGGCGACTGCTTGTTGATTATGTGCTTGTTGATGAAAAAATATATGTAAAATACGGTTTCTGAACCTGTTGAAATTCTTGTAACCGTATGCATTGCGTTTTAAGATATTGATTTTGTTGTTACATCCTTCGGTAAAATCATTGGTGATTAAGGTTGAAAAGAAATTAGTCATCTTAGTACCAATTAAGCACGGCTTAGAAATATTAAGAAATATGAAAATGCACGAAAATAGGAGGTGAAGGAAATGCAGACGATACACGAGAAAACAGTTTTAAAAATATTACACAAAAGAAATATAAATTGTCGTGGCGTATCCGTCCGCGTATAGGTTTTTCGCTGCTACCGCGCGGCGGATAGCCGTGCGGTAGGAGTGGGTTTTTGATAAGATATATAACATATTATTTCAGGCGCAGAGAACATCGTGCACATCGTAAAGCAAGCCGCAAAGCTTCGAACGATGACGGCTATGGAGGACACTCTGACCGTACAGCCAAAGTAAACTCTTATGGAGTTGCTTTTGGCTGTTTTCTTTTAGTCAAAACAGAATATCGTTGCCGTTCACCTCCTTTTCAATTGGAATCCACAAAAATTCTGATTGAAAGGACGAAAGGTAATGAAAAAAATAAGATTGAAAGATGAATACCCGTGGTTTTTGGGAGATGAATACATAGAAATAAGCGATGAGATAGCGGAGGTGTTTGTGGAGTTTGCAAAAGAAGAACGAAGATATAAGCGTAACAAATACAATCACCGCGCATTTTATTCTCTTGATGCTGGTGATGGCATTGAAGCAGAAATGCTTTTTGTCTCACTTTCTCCTCAGGAGATTTATGAAAGAAAAGTGACTCAGGGAGAAATCTATGCAGCTATAAATTCACTTCCTGAAAAGCAAGCAAAGCGCATTTATGCTCATTTCTTTCAGAATATGAGTATGACGAAAATCGGGCGCATAGAAGGTGTAAGTAAAATGGCGGTAAGCAAGTCAATAGAGTCGGGATTAAAGAAAATTGAAAAATTCTTGAAACATGGGTTTACGAAAGGCTGATTTTTCTCCTGACTTATAGAGTGACTTTTTTGAAAGTCTTGCTCTGACTTCGGCGGATCCTTCTTCTATTACCCATTCCTTTCATCAAAAGGAGGAGCTGCATCTCATAATATTGTACCTTGAAAAGTACGGTATATGCCGGGAATAGTGCAAAGCGGATACGATATAATGATACTTCTGTTCAGCCACAGTCCGAGCGTGATAAAACCGTCGCAGACAATGGGAGCGGTCCGAGGTATAAGGAAGGTGGAATCCCTATGGTGCGGCATAGCCGCCGTCCGCTTTGTCTTTGCTAACAGACATCAGCAGAGGCGGAATGTTGATGTGTATTAGCAATATTATTTTCATTTTTGCAAACGGAATATATTTAAAAGGCGAAATAAGAGAATGATGGAAGATATCGAAAAGGTACCTATACATTTGAAAATGACATTGACAATCAAAGAGGCTGCCGAATATAGCAACATAGGAATAAATAAGATTGATAATATGTTGAGAACACCCAATTGTCCTTTTGTGCTGTTTGTCGGTACAAAAAAATTAGTAAAACGCAAAGAGTTTGAGCAATTTATAAGTCAAGAATTGATAATTTAATATGTTGTTATTGATAAATAAGAGCTGATGTGATATAATACAAGTCGTTGCATTGGCTCTTTTCTCTATGAGAGAGGAGTTAATATTATGGGTAAAAACCTTAAAGGCAAAGAGTGTGGAAAGGGTATTTATCAGAGAAAAGACGGGCTGTATAGTGCACGATTTGTAAATCAACAAGGCAAGCGACAGGAAAAGTGCTTTGATACAGTTCAGGATGCTCGTAATTGGTTGGAAAAAACAAAATATGAAGACAAACATAGCAATTTGTTTATTCCTGCTGATATGACCGTTGACACTCGGTTTGAATATTGGTTAGAATATATCGTAGGTGATTTGGCACCAAACACACGGAGAAATTACCGTGAGAGATATAAACGTAATATTCAACCTGTTGTCGGGAATATGAAGTTGGCTGATGTTAAACCATTGCATTGTAAGATGGTCTTGAATCAAATGAATGAGGACTATGCTGGTTCAACCATACGACAAGCATTCATTACTATGGGAACATTGTTTAAATCAGCGCTTATGAATGACTTGATTATAAAACATCCTATGAACGGCGTAAGATACACAAAACCTGTTCGTGCGGCGAACGACATCAAGTTTCTCACGGTTGATGAACAAAAGGAATTCCTGGAAATTGCAAAGCGGTCACATAATTACTATCAGTACGCTTTAATTTTAGAAACGGGACTTCGTACCGGAGAAATGATAGGATTAACATGGGATGCCGTTGATTTAAAAGGGCGGACATTAACTGTTGATAAGACGTTAGAGTACAGACATAAGCAAGGCCATTGGCGTGCGGGACCGCCGAAAACTCAACAAAGCTATCGCACGATTCCGCTGACGAATAGAGCTTGCGAAATTCTGGAAACGCTCGCATCAATGAAAGATACGCGAAAAGAGTCAGAAACTCTTTCTCAAGTTTTAGAGTACGTTGATCGACGAACCGGAAAAAAGAAGAAGCTCGTAATGAGAGATCTTGTGTTTGTTAATTGGCGTACCGGCGAGCCTGCAAAAAACAGTTCCTATGATACACACTTATACAAGCTTTGCGATGAAGCGAAAATAAAAAGATTTTGTATGCATGCACTTCGTCATACATACGCAACAAGAGCGATTGAAAGAGGTATGCAACCTAAAGTGCTGCAAAAACTTCTCGGTCATGCAAGTATAAAAACCACGATGGACAGATATGTTCATGTGACGGATGACTCGTTGTTAAAAGCAGTACAGCAGTTTGAAAGCAATACACTTTCATATGCGTTTTGAAAAAATGGCGAAAAAATGGCGAAGTAAATACATAGTAAATGCTCAAAACCCTTGAAAATAAAGGAGAAGTGAAGAAAAATGAAATTAGGTATAGTGGGATTGCCGAATGTAGGCAAGAGTACACTTTTTAATGCGATAACAAATGCGGGCGCTGAAGCTGCAAATTATCCGTTTTGTACAATTGAGCCGAATGTCGGGACGGTTACCGTCCCTGATGAACGTGTAGACAAGCTTTCTGAGCTATATAATACAGAGAAAACAACATATGCAACAGTTGAATTTGTTGATATTGCAGGACTTGTCAAGGGTGCGGCATCCGGCGAGGGACTTGGAAATAAATTCCTCTCACACATTCGTGCCGTGGACGCAATTGTTCATGTTGTACGTTGCTTTGCGGATGATAACATCGTTCACGTTGAGGGAGGGATTGACCCGATACGTGATGTGGATACAATAAATTATGAGCTTATTCTCTCGGATATAGAAATGCTTGAGCGTAGACTTGACAAAACAAGAAAAGCAGCAAAGGGAGATAAAGGTTTGCTCAAAGAAGTTGATTTGCTTGAAAGGCTTTCCGCACATCTCGGTGAGGGGAAGTGTGCAAGAAGCTTCGAGACCGACGACGAAGAAGCGGCCATTATATCGACAGTTGAACTTCTCACGGCAAAGCCGGTTATATACGCGGCAAATATGTCTGAGGATGATTTTGTTTCAGGTATTGATAAAAATGAGTATTATGAAAAGTTGAAGAATTTTGCCGAAGGTGAAGGTTCGCAGATCCTTCCCATCTGTGCGAAGCTTGAAGAGGAGATCATGGAACTTCCCGAAGATGAGCGTGAGATGTTCCTCTCAGAACTCGGTCTTGAACAGTCAGGGCTTGACCGTATGATTCAGGTATGCTATGCTCTTCTGGGACTTATATCATATCTTACGGCGGGCACCCCTGAGGTGCGCGCATGGACGATAACAAAAGGTATGAAAGCTCCGCAGGCAGCAGGAAAAATCCATACTGACTTCGAACGCGGTTTTATCCGCGCAGAAGTAATAAGATATGAGGATCTTATTGAGTGCGGCTCAACTGCGGTCGCTCGCGAACGTGGACTTATGCGAAGTGAAGGAAAAGAATACGTTGTGGAAGATGGCGATGTTATTCTTTTCAGGTTTAATGTTTAAAATTGTATAATGAGGGCACCTTTGGGCTAAAATATGCTCGGAGGTGCTTTTATATTGAAAAAATTTGTAAGTAAAATTGCACAGAGCGGATTTTATATAATCCTGTTCTTGTGCATATCCGCAATAGCGATTTCGGCTTATGTAATGTATCTTGCCAGGGATACGGCAGACACAATAAAAAATGATATTGATCTTGAAAGTTCGCTTGAGCTACCTTTTCCATCGCAAGAGAAAACCGTGTATGATTTTGGAACAGGGATACAGCTACCTGAAGAGAATATGCCAAAGAACGAGAGTGAAAACTATATAGAGAATGAGGTCCCACAGGAAAAAGAAACTGAAAAGATTCCCGCAAAAAAGGATACAGAAAAGAAGACAGACCAAAAGGCGGAACCGACAATAAGTATCCCAAAAGAACCTGAGAAAGTTGTATATACGATGGCGGTTAGCGGCGCAATATCAGCACCTTTTTCCGGTGAAGAGCTTGTGAAAAGCAAGACTATGGGAGATTGGCGAATACATGCAGGCGTGGATATAAAGGGCGATATAGGAACGGATGTGAGGGCGATTGCTGATGGAACAGTAAAAAGTGTAGAAACTGACAGCATGATGGGAAACACAATAAGGATAGCGCACAGTGGTGGAATAGAGAGCATATATGCAAACCTTGCAGACGGTATGGAATTGAAGGTTGGGGATAGTGTGAAAAATGGCGACATTATAGGAAAAATCGGGCAGAGCGCGCTGTGTGAATGTCTGGAAGAAGCACATCTTCATCTTGAAATATTGAAAAACGGAAAAAATATAGACCCATTGTCCTTGTTTCCTGCGGGCGAGGAATAATGGCGGAATCAAGCCATTTTTGCCGGCTCGAATAAAAGTTGGCAAAAATTTGGCAAAAAATTAAAAAAAAACGTGGTATAATACACATAATGCAAAAAGAGCGTACACGATTTGTGTGCGCTCTTTTTGCATGCCGGAAAGGAGGTGAGAGAATGACAAAAAAGAAAGGCACAATAAAGAGTGAAATTGCTGCAATCGTGCGCAAAAAGGTAGATCCGTCATATCTTGATTCGCTCGGAATAGTTGCGAATGGTACAAAAAGTCCGAGTGTATTGCAGGCAATAGCTCTTGCACAGGTCAAAAAGGGGCTTGAAGGAGATTTGAAGGCAGCTCAATTTATTGAAGAACTGCTCTCTGATGACGGGATAACGGAAAGAACAGCACCGTTTGATGTCGTCGTAAAGGTAGTCGGTGATGGGAATAGAACTTAGCGTCACACCGAGACAGCGTGAGTTTATCGACGCTACGGCAGGGGAGGTTCTTTTTGGCGGAGCTGCAGGAGGAGGTAAATCCTACGGACAGCTTGTGGACGCATTGCTGTTTGCGATAAAGTTCCCAGGCTCAAAACAGTTGATTTTACGACGTACACTGCCCGAGCTTGAAAAGTCATTGATAAGAACAGCAATGGAACTTTATCCGAGAGAGGTTTTCTCATACAAGTCAGCAAGGCACGAGGGTGTTTTCAAAAACGGTTCAATAATAGATTTTGGATATTGCGATTCTGAGAATGATGTATACAGATATCAGTCTGCAGAATATGATGTCATCCGTTTTGATGAGCTTACCCATTTTACAGAGCAGATGTATGTGTACCTGATTTCACGTGTGCGCGGAGCAAACACATATCCAAAGCAGGTAAAAAGCTCAACAAATCCCGGAGGAATAGGACACACGTGGGTTAAATCAAGATTTATCGATATCGGGCCACCTAAAGAAGAGCGGCTCGGACGAATTTTCATTCCATCCAAAGTGACGGACAACAGTTTTCTTATGAAGTCTGATCCTGGATATATTAAGCGTCTTGAAAAGCTGTCCCGAAAAGACAAGGAAGCATTGCTTTACGGGAATTGGGATATTTTTGAAGGGCAATATTTTACGGAATGGAACAGGGATATTCACGTTATAAACCCATTCGAGATACCCAAAGAATGGCGCAGATATTTTGTTATGGACTATGGACTTGATATGCTTGCAGGATATTGGATTGCGGTAGATATGTATGGACGTGCGTATGTCTACCGTGAACTCTATGAAAGTGGCCTGATAATTTCCGAAGCGGCAAAAAGGATACGTGAAAACACAAGTGAAAAAATATATGCCAATATTGCACCTCCGGACCTTTGGAACAGGCGGCAGGATACAGGAAAAAGTGCGGCGCAGATTTTTGCAGAGAATGGTGTACCTCTTGTTGCAGCGCAGAACGACCGTGTTCAAGGTTGGTACAATCTGAAAGAGTGGCTTTCTCCCTTTCGTGATGAAACAGGAGAAATGTGCGCGTCACTCCGAATATTTTCAAACTGCAGAAATCTCATAAGAACATTGCCAAGTGTCGCCATAGATTCAAAGAATCCGAATGACGTGGCTAAGAATCCGCATGAGCGGACTCATGCGCCGGATGCAATACGCTATTTTGTTGCGGGGAGACCCGTGCCTGCAACAGAAATCAGGGCAGATGACGGAGAACGCCCTGAATTTGAAAAGCAAATAGAAGAACTACTTCAATTTAAATAAAAAGGAGAATCATTATGGATTTAGCACAACATAGAATAAAAAAATATGCAAACGGAGTATCAAAGCGTCCCGATTATCTTTCAGATGCAGGATATGCTGCAAATCAGTTGAGGGATGGTTTTGGCTTCCAAAGCGACAATGAAATAGAAGAGAAGCACAATGCGCTCATTGATGAGCAGGAAGAGACTTTTGCGGGGCTTGAAAGTCATACTCAGAACTCGGAAAACCCGTATCGGGTAACTAAAGACCAGACAGGATTAGATAAGGCTGATAACACGCCTGATGACCGCAAAAGAGTAGAACATACAAGTCTTGCAATACAGAATGAGCTTGTATAGGGAGGTGGAAATATGGCACGACAATCAAAAATAACAGCATCGTCAAACGCTATACATACAAAACAATACAGAACATTCAGAGGTGTTGATTTTTCAAAGGATGCATCTATGGTTGACGATGAACATTCTCCTGATGCCAAGAACCTTATCGCAGATACAGATGGGTTTCCCGAAAAGAGACTCGGATGGAGAACCGTGAAAAAATTCGATGATCGCATTAACGGGATTTACAGTTACGGGAATGAGGATGACAACTGTAAGATTATTCACGCCGGAACAAGAATATATAAGCTTTCGGGTGATGAGCTTACACTTCTTATTGAGAATATAACAGATAATAAATCATGCGCGAAATATTTCAAGGGAAAGCTGTGTATTCTTACCGGAGCTGAATATTTGGTGTTTGACGGAGAAAAGTGTATCAGAGCAAAGGAGTCAGAGGATATGTATGCGCCAATAACCATTATGTCACGCGCCCCGATGACGATTTCAAAGGAGGATTTTTCGGAAGATGAAACATTTAATGCGTGGAACACATCGGGAATATATAAAGACCCCGGAACTGGTGCAGGGCTTGGTGTGATGCCGTCGGGTGTGGGCGTTAATTTAGTTTCGGGGAAACGTAAAAACAATTTTGCGCTACCCACATTCGGAATTCTGAAAGTTTTTATTCTGGATGCATCTATAAAACCCGGGACAAGGGTTACGATGAGATGTATTTCAACGGGAGAGGAGCTTTTTAGCGTAATTTACACGGGAGAGCTTTATGAGCATTTTTACAAGGCTGTAAAAGATGGTGACAGAATAAAAGACGAGCTGTTTGTTACGCAGAGTGTTGGTGCATCATATGCGAGAAGAAGCTTTTCTATCGGATATTCTGAGTACAACGATTGCGGTTATGTTGTCTGCAAACTTAAAGCATATTCATTACAGGGATATTACCATATTGAGGGCGTTGATAATTTTTCAATAGAGTATACTCACGAGATAGAGGAATACGAGGATCGGATTAATAAATGTACCATTATGGATGTTTTTGAAAATCGTTTGTTTTTCACGGGGAACCCTGATTATCCGAATGCAGACTGGTATTCCGGAGTAAATGATCCTCTGTTTATTCCGGATATCAATTATACGGAAATAGGTATGGATTCCAGTGTAATTATGGGATATCTGAGAACGGGAGACAGTCAGGCAATATTGAAAGCCGACGGAGATGACGCAACAATATATATGCGCTCATATTCGACTCTAGCTGACGGGAGTGTAATATTTCCGGTAAAGCAAGGAACTTCAGGACTTGGGGCCATATCCAAAACTGCAATATGCACATTTCTTGATGACCCGATGTATCTTTCGAGAAATGGAGTTTATGCGATAGCGATGCAGGATATATCAAGTGAACGTGCGCTGAATATTCGCTCGACGCGCATAAACAATAGGCTTTTGAATGAAAAAAATCTTAAGAATGCTGTTATGTGCGAATGGAACGGGTATCTTCTCCTGTGCGCGGGAGACAGTGCCTATGTTGCAGATGCGGCACAGAAGCAGTATCCGCTCAACAAGACAAGCAGCTTTGAATATGAGTGGTACTACTGGACGAACATACCTGCACGTGTACTTCTGGGGGACGAAAACGAACTTTACTTCGGAACAGAAGATGGCAGAATATGCAAGTTCAATACCGACCTGTTCAATTCGCGCGGAGAAATTGCAAGTGAGGCATACTCGGATGACGGAGAGGCAATAGTAGCTCAGTGGGCGACGAACCTTTCAGACGACGGAAATTTTATGCAGAAGAAAACGCTCGTGAAAACAGGCTCAGGCGTTATACTCAAATCCTATAACCAATCGGGTGTCAAGATATTGATACGCACCGAACGTGATTTTGGGCGCGAAGTAACGTCGAATGGTGCCGGAATATTCAATTTTGAAGATATGGATTTTTCGGACTTTACTACATTCAATAACGCGCCGAATTCTGTAGTTCCGTTCAATGCGAGAGTAAAAAAGTACAGCGCGATTCAGATAATCTGCCGCAATGACAAAGTAAATCAAGCTTTTGGTGTGGGCGGCATAATAAGAAGATTCTTTTATGGAAAAGTAAAAAAATAAAACATTAAAAAGGAGAAATTTAATTATGAATAACAACAAAGTAACGCAGGTAACATATCAGGATCCCAACAAGAATATGCAGAAGGGATTCATAATGGACGGAAGGACTTACAAAGACCCGTACGGCAATGAGCGAATTGAGACAGGCTCGATAGTTCATACTGCAGGTGGAGATTTCAAGCTCACGGAAGCGGGCGGTGTGAAACTTCCCGGTAGTGTGGCAAATGATATAAGAAATGCATATCAGAAGAGTGCTGCACATCTCGGAAATGCTTACAAAGCACAGCAAAATGCAATAAATACTGCCACAAGACGCAGTCAGGCGCAGATAAATGACCAAAGAGAAAATGCGAATGCGCAGTATCGGGACGCAAACCGTACAGCATATCAGGCTTATGTGAATGCTTCGAATCCGTACGGTGCGGCAGAGGAGCAACGCGCAAAGCTCGGACTTGCGAACTCAGGCTATTCGGAAAGTTCAAAAATGCGTGCGGCTAATACATATCAGCAGGCTCTTTCGCAAAACAATCTTGCAAGGAATGCATATATGCGCGAGCTTGACAATGCTTATCGTGATGCGCAGTATAACGGTGATATAGAGCTTGCAAGGGCGCTGGAAAATTATCAGCAGCTTGTTTATAAAAATGGAATTGACGCGGCAGAGGCAATAGCCTCGCAAGAAAATATTGCGTACAACGCCGGTATTGCTGAGGATAACACACGATGGGAAAGAGAACTTGCCGCGCAGGAAGCGGCTCGAAGACGTGAACTCGACGAGCGCGAGTATCGACAGAGGCTTTGGGAAAACGCCTACAAAATGGCAGCTGCCGGATTCTCTGATGAAAATATCGCAAAGACTCTTGGCGTAAGCCTTGATGAGCTTTACCGTGTCGTGAGAGGCTGGTGAGCGATATGATATGGTGCTTGATATCAATGGTGCTAGGCGCACTTGTTTTCGGTGCAGGAATAGTATTTGAAAAGCTTGTAAGCGCGGAGAAATACGCTGCAGGTGATGAGCCGGAAAATAACGACTTCAACGAAAAGCTTTACCGTCAGTGGGAGAACCTTCTCGACTACGACGGTACAGAACAGGAGGAAATAGAATATGAAGAATAAACGACCGTTTGAGGTTTGGAGCGAATATCAGAAAGGCGTAAATTACAACAAAGGAATTGATTTGTACGATACGGTAAAGAAAAATGAAAACTTTTTTATCGGAAAGCAATGGGAGGGGCTTAATGCCCCTGACCTTGCAAAGCCGGTTATAAACGTACTCAGACGCGTTGTCAGCTACTTTATATCAATGATAGTTGCCGACGATATCGGTGTAGCATTTACGCCGTTCATAACAAGTGAAGAACGGGTGAAGAAGGCAGATGTATGGTCCCGCGAGGTAGAACGTGTAATCGAACTTGCCGACATAAAAGCAAAGTCGCGCGATGTCATACGCAATGCGGCGGTAGACGGCGACGGAATATTGTATTTTTATTTCGACCCGAATGCAGAAACGGGACAAGCTGCACAGGGGCGAATAGCATGTGAGGTTGTAGACAATACAAACCTGATATTTGGCAATCCGTATTGCTCAGAAGTACAAAAACAGCCGTATATAATAATTGCGATGCGAAAGAGTGTTGAGAGTGTAAGGGCAGAAGCAATCAAAAACGGAGTCAGTGAAGCTGATGCTGCAGGGATAATACCTGACCGCGAGAGCGAGCTGTATGATGTCAGCGAAAGTAGAAGTGACGATGATCTTGTAACCGTGCTTGTCCGCTTCTGGAAAGAAAACGGAACGGTTCACGCGATGAAGACAACGCGAAATACTGTCATACGAGAAGGTTGGGATACGGGATACAGACGATATCCGGTAGCGGTAATGCCGTGGGAAAAGGTGAAAAACTCATATCACGGAGTAGCGGCAATAACCGGGCTTATCCCGAACCAGATATGCATAAACCAGTTGTTTGCAATGGCGATACATTCAGCAAAGGCGAATGCGTTTCCAAAGACGGTATACGATGCAACAAAGATAAGTGCGTGGAGCAATAAGGTAGGACAGGCGATAGGAGTAGTGGGAAATCCGAATGAAGCGGTAGCATCAAGCTTCCGTGGGGTAGATATGTCCAATCAGGTGTTTACGCTTATCGACAAAATGATACAGAATACGCTTGAGTTTATGGGTGCATCAGATGCCGCATTGGGAAATATCAATCCCCAGAACACGTCTGCAATAATCGCCACACAAAAGGCATCGGCGATGCCGCTTGAGCTGCAGAAGCTTGCCTTCAACCGCTTTACGGAAGAATATGTCCGGACGATAGTCGATATGATGAGTGTGGACTATGGATTGCGTGAGGTGCAGAGCGAAGAGCAGGGAGAAACAAAGGTAGAGATGTTCGACTTTGCCGAGGAAAATGCATATGAATTGAGCCTCAAGGTCGATATCGGGTCAGCAGCATACTGGAGTGAGCTGATGCAGGTGCAGACTATGGATAACTTATTTGCAAAGGGAATAATCGCGGATGTGGAGACGTATCTGGAGGGGATACCGGAGCAGTATTTAAGGAATAAAAGCAAAATACTTGCAAAGCTGAGGAAAGAGCAAAAGGCAATGGGGCAGATGCCGCCGGTTGCAGGAGCAATACCACCGGTTGCAGGAGGACTACCACCGGCGATAAACGGTGAGGAGAATGAAAATGTACTGCCGCCGATGTAAGAAAGGAGGGGGAGAGTTTTCTCCCCCATTTACAAAAAAGGAAAAAGGTATTATACTAAAGGAGAAAAAGCGTGTATGACAGGACTTGGATTTGATATGCTGAAAAATCCGGGGAAATACTTTGAAAGTTTACGCGGATACAGTTCAGCGCCAACGCAAAGCTCAGACCTCGCCCCAACAAAGGAAAACGCGGCGAGACGAGCAGCACAGACACCGAATACAACAACCTCTGAGCCGAAGCGAGAAAATAAGAACAGCTTTGGCAAAACGTTTCAGATATCCGAGCCAAGATATTCGGGAAGCACGGATTACAGAAATACATACAACCGTAACTTTGGCATTCCGACTACATCAAATGCCCTTACTGCAAATGCGGCAGGGTCATTTAAAATAGTGGGAGAAGATGTAACGGAAAAGGATTACTCCGATTTCTTCGAAGGCTTTCGCAGTATAAATGAGGATGAATATGCGAAAAGCATAAAAAACAACCCGCTTGCCCCGACTATTGAGAACAGTATAGCGCGGTTGCAGAAAAACAATGCGAAAGTAGCTTCGTACAAAAATACATCAACCACAGAATCCCGCGATGCATATGATGCCCGCGTGCGAAAACAGTATCAGGAGCGTGTACAAGCAGAGCGCGATGCAAAATATGCAGACTATGATGTAGAAACAGCGGAAAAGAGACTCAATGACTATGACTACTGGACAGGAAAGGTAATTGAGAACCGAAAATCCGGAAACGGATTTTCGGGAGATTATGACGTTTTGTCAGAGCGTGAAAAACTTGAAGCAGAAATAAAAGCCGCAAAAGCAGCACAGGCGAGAAACAAGACGAGAGGGTATGAATCTATACCTGGTAAAGATGACTACGCCTTTTACTCATCACTCGGAGACGGAAAGGTATATATATCTGAGCTTGATACACCCGAATATCTGAGATATGCAACGAAAGATGAACTGGGAACATATGCATATATCAAGAATAAAGAGGGAGAGCAAAGTGCAAACGAATACATAAAATATCTGCAGCCGATGCTTATAGCGCGAAAAGGAACAGAGCAAGGGGAAATACTTGCAGAAGGCGGAGCAATGATGTATGTTCCGTACCGAACATATGCAGGGCTGGAGAATTATGCAAGAAGCATAGAACAAATGCTTACAGACGAAGAAGTGCCGCTTACTCCGACGGCATACGCAAACCGATACTTAAGTGAGAGCACAAAAGGCGTAGGTAAGCTTGCAGGAGATGTATCGTTTGGGATTGGGAATATAGGGCCGTCTGTAGCGGCAGGAATGCTAAATCCCATGCTCGGAAAAGTATCACTTGCAGCAAGTGCATATGGAGGTGCATACAACAGCGCACTGCAAAGAGGCGCGGAAAAGTCAGAAGCACGGACGTATGCGACGTTAAAAACGGCGGTAGATGTTGCGCTGCAGCATCTGCTCGGCGGAATAAGCTCACTTGGCGGGAGTAAATCACTAAGCAGTTTAACGAAAAGCCTTGCAAGTAAAATGGACAGCGCAGGGCTGAGACTTGCAACACAGCTTGGCGGGAATATGTTTGGCGAGGGAGCAGAAGAGGGCTTACAGACATATATAGAAGCAGGGCTTCGTAACGTTATCCTTGATGAGCAGCAAAACCTACGGGATGTAAGTGAGGAAGCGCTGTACAACAGCCTGCTCGGAGCAATTGAGGCATTTATCATCGAAACCCCCGGTGTGGTCTCGGATATGTATATGGCTGACTCGGTTAATGCTGACAAAGCAGTGAGCGGAGCGCAAATAACTGACCCGGAAAGTGAGGAGGCGTATAATTTTGCAGAATCATATTATGAAGAAGTGCGCCATTACTCCACAGATGCTCAAAAAGTTTCAGAAAATATTGGAATAAGCTATGAAGAAGCATTAAGGATAAAGAATTATCTTTTTGTAGATAATTCGAAATATGATGATGAATCGGGAACGTGGATTCCGTTTGACCCTAATTGCGCAATCGCTCACAGCTGGCAACGATTGATGATAGGAAAGGACATAAAACCGCATGACAGAACATTGATTTTACATGAGCTGTATGAGATGGAGATTAAGCGAAAGAATAAGGGTATTTCACACGAAAAGGCACATGAAATGGCAACTAAAAAATATAATTATCCAAAGGAGAGTGATGAATACTATGGTAGTCTTGCGAAACATAAAGAAGAACGGTAATATGATAAGCGCGGATTATTATCCGGAAAACGAACCTGAGTTTGGTCATATAAAGATTGACTTCACGTCCGGAGAGATAGTTTTTTTGCAAAAAGCCCCGATTTACATCTATTCCGCGTACGCTAGACATGCGTGGTATGAATTGATGAGGCTTGCAAAGTTGGAAGAACCGCCAAAAGAAAAAACCGTTTTGTGGTATTAAGTGCTTTATGGTTTAAGTGAAAATATTCTTTGAGTAAAAGTATTAT